TTAATTTAGTTGCTTTGATGGTTTTCATATAATATCCCTTTGTTATATTCTATAAATATGTAAAAACCCAACAAATATGTCGGGTTCTTATACTACTATTATTTTCTTGGTGTTTTTGACTTGATTTTTCTCATTTCTTTATCATGTGCCTTTTTTTCTTCTTGTTTGAATTCTATTATCTTACCGATATAGAAGTTTCTCGCCCAAACAGGCATATTGTAGACATCGGTGTGACTAAACCCACCATTTCCATGATATATGAGGTCAAAAATTTGAGAATGTAAATGCTTTCTATAATCACTCGGAAGGCCAAAAAAACCCGACATCCATAGGCAGTTGCATTTCTCTCTCTTCCCCGGTCTCCTCAGATACAAATTCAAATGTTAAATCAATATCGGGAACACTTTGGTTGATATACGCTCTGAGTGCCTTTGAATCTACTGCGAATAATTCATTGTCCACGAAATGATTGATGTCTTTTTGGTCATCTGACCCATCTACTGAAAGAATCATATTTTTCATTCTTGTAGTTAACTCTCTTGAAGTCATATCTTTTAATTTACGATTTGCCTTCTTAATTGCTTCTACTTGATGTTTAACTTTTCTTTCTTTAGATTCGGTCATCGCCATAAAGGTAACCTTTCTCTTTGAGGTTGGTAAAGTGAATTCGAACTCATTTTTATGTGGTTCTACTTGATTTTCACCCTCATAATCCTTATTTTGGAATTGAGTAAGGTCGATGTTTTCTTTTTGCTTTGTACCTGGCATAGTTGGGTCGTCAATTTCAACCTTATACTCTTTACCATACCCAAGTACTCTTGCAGCAATCATAATTGCGTTTTTATCACCTGTAACTAAATCTATGTATTTAATTGTTTCACCATCACCATTACCAACGATTAATGACTGAAATAATCTGTCTAAAACAGTTCCGTCTTTAATATATGATTGTGTGGTTAGGATATCTTCCTCTTTTGCGGTCATATACTTCATTTCAACCTTTCCACTTGATAGTGGGTTGTCTTTTGGGTATATAAGTCCTTTTGAGGGTAAATCTATAACTTCCGTAGGGAACTTATAGTCACGAACTTCTCTTTGTTCGTGGTCTTTGATAGCTTTTTGTACCATATCCTTGTCGGAAACTGGGTACTCATCTTCTAATCGTTCTTTTGCCATAATAAAACTCGTTTTATATCTTTTTTTGTTGTACTGTACTATAATATATATGTAACTGGACTATTATTAATACAAAAAGTCTCAAAATTGTTTTAATAATGAGACTTTAAGATTTTAAAATAGATTTTGGATTATCCCCAAGTATAACTACCTTCGGTTCCTGTTAGTGTAGTTACACCACATTCAAATCCATCTGGTAAATCACCATCATAGGTAATTTTTTCTCTTCCACCATAATCGAAGCCATTAATTGGGAGTCCCCAATCTTCATTTGCTTCTTTGATTGTAAAATGTGTTGCAGCTTCTTCACCATTGTCCTTGTCTTCCCAAGTACAATATGAATCATCACCAATCCACTCGACAATATTGTCTTCAATTCTTTTAACTATTAATTTTGCCATATCTTCTCTCCTTTTTGGTTAACCTTTAATAAATATGTAAATTAAATTAAAAAACCCACCTTATGGGGTGGGTTTCTTGTTTCAATTTTTATTACAATCCGTATTTAGTATTGTAGTATTGCGTAATCGTAAGTAAGTGTCATTTCTACTGTTGCTAAATCTTCTCCTGCATAATCCATGTCTGAGAAATTAGCTGATTGAATGTATGCACCTTTAAGTGTCCACTCTTCTACTTTATCACCAACAGGACCCAAACTGTTAAATGTGATATCTTTCTTATAGAAATCAGAGTATCCATCTCTACCTGTTACAGATTCATGATGTAGTCTTACCCACTCCATTACTGCTTGTGCAGCGGAAGGTACGACTGGGTCGTATAAAGTGATTGCTAAATCTTGCCACTCAGAACGACCTTTTACATATCTTCTAACATTGATATGGTCGATGGTAACTTTACCATTGTTTATTTCTGGTCTGGCTGCCGTTTTCACCAAGTATGCAGGAATTCCTTCGATGTACATGATGAACCTATTTGACATTTTAGGTTCAAAGTTGGTGAACATTATTTCATTTGGGTCTAATAATTGTGCCATTTAATTCTCCGTTTTCTCTTTCTAATAAATAGTCTTTATTTTATTTTTTATTCAGGGAACGCTGCGCCAGTTGGAAGTACATTGAAATCAAGTACTATAAACTCTGCAGTTTTCGCTGGTTGAATAAAGATTTCTCCTTTTAAGATGTTTCTATCTATAATATCGGGTGTATTGTTTGATTCGTCCATAATAACTCGGAATGCGTAAAGACCTTGTCTTTGTTGTACTGATTCTAAGTAAGGGTTAACTATACTTAGGAATCTGTTTCTTGTTGCTGCCGTATTATTTTCGAACAATAAATACCTTGAAGATGATGCGATGAACTTCTTCAATGCGATTAGTAATCTTCTTACATTAATTCTGTCAAGAGCTGAAGGTCTAGCTTGAAGTGTCTTCTGACCAAATACCGTAGCACCTTGTCCAGGGAATGTAGCGATTGGGTTAATTCTATTTTCGTATAATGTATCTCTCTCGTCATGAGTCAATCTTGACTTAACTTCGATTACATTTGATAAACCACCTCTATTTAAACCTGCGGGTGCGAACCATGGTTCAGCAACTGCGTCATTAAATGCGATAACACCTGGTAATACAACACTTGGTGGTACCCAGACTGGTTTATTTTTGTCTGTATCAAGAATCTTACACCATGGGTGATAAGTTCCGACATAGTTTGAATCGAATGAACTTAGTGAGTTAACTACTGTTGAGATTGAATCTGTGTAAGAACCTGCGTCCATTACGAAGAATGCATCTTGTCTGTCTTCACACATATCTTTTGCAAAAGTAGTTACTGAAGAGTGTAGTCTATTGATTACACCTGGTAATACTAATAGGTTCATATCATATTCATCAGGATTTGACATTGCGCTAATAGCTTTTCTCATTGCGATTGTACCACCTGCGGTTGCTGATGATAAATCCAATCCTTGCATATTACCTGCAACAATGTTTGTTCCTGTTAGTACTGTTCTGTTTGGTGCGAATCCATCGAACCCACCTTGGAATGGTACTAAGAATTTTTTATTGTCTATAAGACCATCGTTTAGTGCAATTGCTGCTCCATTAGAAGTACATTGACTTAATAAGAACTTAGTTCCAACAGTTTCAGAACTTGAGTCTGGAATTGGGTTTAAGTAGTTTAAGTTATCTGTATTTGTAAAGTCGAATGAATAACCTAAGAATGCTCTTTTGTTAAATTCATTTGCAATTGACTGGTCTGTTACATATGTAGGACTTGGTAAATTATGTCCACTATGTATAGGTGACTTAACTGCTGCGAATCCGAAAGGAACAAGACTTGCATCAAGTGCTCCACCATCCATATCACTATTTACTTCTACTCTAATGTTTACAGATGCGTTTGGATAATCCCCATTTGAAGTAACTTTACCATTGTTATCAACAGTAATATACTTGTCACCAATAACTCTTTTAATGTAGTTAGGTGAATTAGGGTCTAAGTTAAGTCCACTAAATTCTTCTATAATACTTGGTCTAACATCACTATCTTGAACAGTTTGACCAAATATAGAATTAGCAATTTTAGAAGTATCTACTCTTCGTAGGATAACACTAAATGTTCCGTACTCAGAACCAGGAACTTCATTTGCTGGTTTAATATCTCTAATACCAATTTTAAATTCGTAGTTTGTCGAAGTACCATGTGACAATGTGTGGAATCTAAATAAGTTTTTACTTGTACCTGATACATCTTGTGATATGATGAAAGGTGTTGAAGCTTCTTGGTATGCTTTTGTATAGTCAGTTTTTCTAAATGTATCAACTTCTACATTACAATTAGGGTCAGCTGCGAAAGATGACGATTGGAATGAATTGAAGTTCATATATAGGTAACCAAATTCCGAACCATTTTTAGGAGATGAACCAAGTGTTTTTCCAATGTAGTTTACTGCGCTTGGGTCTAATGATGCGGTTGCTATTGCAAGTACTGCTGACTCTGATAAACCTGTTACTGCACCCGATGCACTCATATAAAGTGCGAAGTTAGATGCCGAAACATCTGGTGTTGGTGAAGCTGCTGAACCACTCAAGTTTGTTACAAGTGACCTATCAAATGAACCTGTTGAGTTTGCAACACCACCGAAAGGTACTTTTGTAGTAGGGTGAATTACTGCTGCTACTGAACCACTAATCTTTAATACTAAAGGTTCAACAGTATAACCACTCTGTCCTAATACTCTTACGATAGTCGCAGTTCCTGCGTCTTCTAAATATGATTGTGCAGTATAAGGTAGGTATGAATCTTCTGTCAAACCACCAAATACTTGTTGAAATTCTTGAAAGGACTCTACCTGTGTTGGTACGAATGCAGGCCCCTTTATACTTTGTCCTATAAGTGCCGCACCTATCTCTCCTATACCTTGTGGTAAGAATGAGAGGTCTTTTTCTCTTGTGAATACACCTGGACTAACAATTCTTTCTGCCATTATTTTCTCCTAAATTAAATCTTTGGGTTTACCTTTATATAAATACTCCAAAAATTTCCAAAACGAATACTTATTTGTTAGGTGTGAAAGTATTTGTAGCCACATCGTAAGTTCCCTCACCATATTTAGCTCTCAACTCCACACTTAATTCTCTTTCCTCGTTGGATAATTCTCTGTAAGATTCCATCAAAGTGTTCTTTTCAAGTTTCATTTCATTGAATTGGGCTTCCATGTTTTGAATACCAATTTCAATCTCACCTAACCTTGATGTAATTGATAGAGTTTTACTTTGAATTTCCGTAATTTTTTTAACTTCTTCTTCCGAAAAACTTTTTATTTCTTTTTCTGCCATAACATATTAATTTTATTTACTACACTTATAAATATGGAAAAATTATTCATTACCACTCTTTTTAGAGATTTTAATGCCAGAAAGACTTGGGTCTTCTGAAAATGAAACTTTTCCAATCGATACTGTTCGTTTAGTATTGTTGTTTAGTCCGACATATTCTGGAACGATATAAGCCTTAGTTACTAAAGATATTGTTGCTTTAGTAATTCTATCTTGACCCATCTCGGACATTGTTTCAAATGAGTAAGAATCACCTTTTATTACAAACTTATATCTTTCACCAAAAGAACGACCTTGGAAAAATACAATTTGCTCTACAACTTTGTTAACTTGTTCCATATAGTCACACCAAACTATCACTTCATATTGTAAATCAACATAATCAGGTCTTTCAACTGACATAAATTCTTTCTTTGGATTTTCTCCTGTCAGTATTGCAAATTGGTCGTACTTATTAAGTTTATTGTACTTTCTTTCAAAGAACTGATGTGTATCTTCGTTTTGTGCAACTTTTAATTTTGCTAAATCGGTGTTTACTGATAGATTATCTCTTTTAAAAACAATAACGGGAGTTAACATCATTCCGTTTTCGTCTCTCATAAACCCATCTCGTTGTGCACTTGCCCACTTTTCAGGTGATGCATACATTACAGGAACAGGATAAAATCTTCCATCATCCTCAACAGTTGGTCTTACATCCTTTTCTAAAAAGTTTTTAAATGCAGAATCGATATCGTAAATACCAACACTTACATTTTTTACATTATCCTTATCCCTTCTATACTGCTTTGCTTTATTTAATATAGGGTCAGGTGATGTAGAAGATTGTGTTTGTATAATCTGAGGTTTCGAGTTGTCTGTATTTCTGTATTTAGTTGCCATCGTTTATAGTCCCATTGGTACTTCGTTATCATTTTGGTTTGAATTACCGAATCTTGTTTCTACTAATTTAATACTTGTTTGTCTTGTAACATGACTATCACATATAATAGATACATTTAAACCTTGAGCATCACCACCATCCCAATACTGAGGATTCTTTCCTGCAAAGTATTGATATGAGTATGATGCGTCTATTAGATGATATTCATTATTCCATTGTACAATATCACCAACTGCAGGTACTAAATCTTTTTCTTTTAATGTATCTCTTAAAAACTTAAACTGAACTTCACGAGAATATGATTGTCCAAACTCATCAGATATTTGTGCTGCTTGATTTCTTTCTACTAAACATGGTATTTTTATTGGATTGTGAAATACTTTATTGTCACCCTCACCATATAAATTAGATTTGGTTTCAGTAATCGCAACCATATAGTAATACACTTCTGTATCAATTATATCATTAATGAGTTCTTTGTTCAATTTATTAAACAAACTCATATCTCTTTGTCCACCGAACAATGCCATAAATTACCCTATAAAAATTGGTCTTGGTACTCTGTTTAAAGTTTCCTCTAAGTATTCAGACTCTTCTTTTTTTGCTTCCATTAATGCTCTACGAGAAGTTGATTCTAACATTTCTTTCAAGTCAGTTAACAAAGTTTCTTTTTCAGCCGAAGCTTCATTTCTTAAATCAGACCCATCAAGTGTTACATCTGCACCTGGTATAGGAATAGAACTAAATTTAGCTCTGATAGCACCTAACATTTCTTTTGCTAATGCCAATGCGTATCGTGCAATCCATTGTTTACCTGCACTATTGATATTAGTATATGTTAATCTTCCAAATGGTGCGTTTGATAAATCACTTACAACATTTGAATTTGCAATTGGTGATTTACTTTCACTTTCTAATGTATAATCGAAATATACTTTTGCACCTGTATCTTTTCCTTGAGGGAATGGATATAATCTAATTCGTTGTCCATCTATATGGAATCCATATGATGATTTTCTAATATAATCATTAAATTCAATTGCTTGTAATCTTAATAAGTCATCAAACATTGGTTGCATCATGAATGAAACACCTGGCGAGTAATTACCCCATCCAAAAGTTTCTAACATTTGCTGAGAACCTAATCCTGTTCCGATGAATGGGTCAAAGTATCTTATGATTGCTGGTGGTTGTGTATGGAATACTCGTCTAAGTACGATACCATCATTTACTGAACCATTTTCTAAGTTCACCACATTTGCATCAGATAAATCATAAATTTGTTTACCTGCCACCATTTCAAAAGAACCTGTATATACTGTTACTCGTCCACCACTTAATGCTTCAGTACCATAATCTTTTGCTATACTAACCATACCATTTAGATTTGGTGCAATCTCAGTATCAGACAAATCAGTACCTAAAGCAGTACCTTGTATTGACAACATATTTTCTTTTGCTCTGTATTGATTTACTTGTGAAGAGTATTCGTTAGCTGCTTCTTCAAGACAAGTAAAAAAGTTTATATCTTGCAACTCGACATCTACGATTGGGTATCCCAATCTCTTCGCACACCATTCTGCTACTTTCGGAGCGTCATTCTGAAATTGAGTATCAGAATCAAAGAATCCGAAAGGAGTTGATGAACCACTTGAAAATGAACCTGAACCAGGCCATATTGGAATGTTTACTGCCATTTAATTCTCCTCTATGTATATAAATATGGAAATAATTAGCTTTCCCTATTTTCCATGAACGAAACTACAATATAACGAGTACCTTTAGTGGTTGCACGCGCTCCATGCTTATGAGTTATATTGCCAGGATGTAATGTTGCGTAACCAATTGGATTTTTTACTAACTTCTTTTGTCTTCTGAACCAAGTACCACCACCTTCGTATTCATCTAAATCTGATAGTTGTACTAAACAAGTAATATCTGCCCTATCGTGATGTATTCCCAAGTGTCCTTGTGCAGTTGGTATATATTTTGCTAAAAAGTTTTCGGAACTCATACTATCCCATCCTTTACCTTCTAACGCCCATAAATATACTGCAACTTGCATAACATAGTCTTTCAATACATCATTATATATCTCGTCCATTCCAATTTCTGTTATCAACATATCAGTTGTTGGGTAATTTTCATGTCGGTCAAAAGTCCATCTATTAGAATGTTCGGCTTCTTCTCTAATCATTTTACAAAATTCTTCAGTAAATAAAGGAAATTGAAAACAACTATCAAATGGTTCGTCTACTATCAAATCCCATTCCTTTGTACGAGCTGAATATGATATGAATTTTTTTGTCCACTCATCTTTGTTGTCCCAATATGTGTATAGTTCTGGATGAAGTTTTTCAAATCCAAAATCTTCTGGCGGAGTAAATCCTCTTGCCTCATCTGGTAACTTATCATTCACCAAATTATACCACTCTACATATCTGTCACTCCAATTTTGTTTTCTTGCAAATTGTTCAGCACTATCTAACAACTTCTTGTGTTCTTTTACTTGTTGACTTGAAAAAGCAAATGCTGCGATAAATGTATATCGCATAAGGCCTGTATTTTTATTTTCCCATTTGTAGTTATCAGGGGAACTATCATCAAATGGAGTTTCACCTGACTCATGAGTATGTGAACTTATTAATGTACTTTTATTATCGAGTAAGTGTTTTAAATTACCTGTATCAGATGATAGAAGTTTAACTCGACCCATCATCATTTCAAGAGCAGTTATACAATATGTTTCAGGATACTGAGATGGGTAAATCCACCACTCAGAAGATTTAATTTGTTTGTATAACTCAGATGGATTTAGTGAACCTAAATAATGTACATCAAAGTCTCTTTCATAAGTTGGGTAATCTTTTTTTATTCGTTCTAAAGTGTCCCAATCATTAGTATAAGGTGGTGATGCAACCCACAAAGTTAAATTAGGATTAATGTTTTTTAAATCATCCCAAATATTTAACAGATTCCACAATCCTCTATCAGGTCCAGATGTGTAAATTACTTTGTCTTTAAATTTTTCTTGTTGGATGGAATCAAAGTCGGATGGGTTTATAGCATTTCCTATAACTTTAACCTTTTCAGAGTTTAAATTATATTTTTTCACTAATTGACCCTTTTGCCACTCTGATACTGCGATTATATTTGTTAATTTAGGATGGTTTAGATAATCTACTCCATCATTTGGAAGAGTCTCACCATTATACCATGAATAGAACTCTAAATTATGTATCCAAAAGTAAGAACTATCGAATGTTATATTTTTATCTTCTAAAACTTTAAAGTAATGAATGTAATTTGATGCAATAACAACATCAAAGTGTTGATTGTTATCAATACTGTCATAATCAATAAATTTTAGATTATTTGTTTGACTATTTGAAACTTCACCTGTAATTATTACCTCGTGACCTTTCTTTTCAAACTCTTTAGCTAAGTTAATGACGCAATATTCAGAACCACCCATACCTTTTTGTTTTAGTATGGTGTCATTAATTGGTTCGTTTTGATATCCTACTGTAAATAAAACTCTCATATCTATTCTACTATATAATTAACAAATTCTTCGTTTTTACCATATCTGTCATAATCTCTATAACTGATATCTTTTATTGAATGGTTTTTTTCATAATCCCACATCCAATCTTCTTTTCCTAATTCCTCAAATCTATCCTTTATTTGAGTATCATAATAATCTCTAATTAACCTTGCTCTTCGGTTAATATCAACTCTATTGTTGTCAACAGTAGAGTCTCCATTATTATATTGTACATATAACATTTTTTTAAGATGAATAAATTTAGTTTCTAAAAATGTTTTAATAATTAATTCTAAATCATCTGCGACTGAAATATTTCTATTGTGTCCTCTGATTTTATGATACACATCTCGATTCCAAACTCTACAATGGTTTGGCATCCCAATATTAAATCTAATTGTTTTTGGATTTATTTCAGGATAATGATGTACTAACCACTCTTTATCATCAATCTCTTGCCAAGTATGACCTGCGTAACCCCATACAAATCCATTCTCAGAATGACCATACCAATCATCACCTATGTAACCATATATTCTCGGTGAATTATCCTTTTCAACTTCAGTTACATCTGTATAAATAAATCCAGCATCTGTATGTTTCTTACTTGCATCAAGAACATCTTCTAAACAAGTTGATATTAACCAATCATCGTGGTCTAATTCAAATAACCACTCACCATTACATAACATTGCCGCTCTATGTTTAGCCTCACCAACATTTCCACCTGATATTGGTGATATTCTATATGGTTTTACCCTATAATCTAATTTAGCTATATGATTTATCATTTGCCAAGTTAAATGATGGTCTTCTGGTGAATCATCTACCACAACCCACTCCCAATTGTGATATGTTTGTTCTAATAGAGATTTGTATGTTCTAAATATTCTATTTTCAGTTTTATATGTTGGAGTGAATACTGATAATAGTGGTGAATCTTCATTACTATAAACTCTATTTGATTCACATGACCAAAAAGTTGACTGACAAACTACATCATTCGCTATTACATTATCAGGATAAATTTCTTCTGCATTAACTATCTTAGATTTTACAATATCATCGGTTACATTTTGTAATTCCGATGGAATTTCACCTATTACATAAATAATATCAGCTTTATGTTTGGATAAATGTGATTTCCAATTTTTAGCATCTCTGTATGAATAAATTACAACATTTTCGAATAAATCTTCTTCGTGATAGATGTCGGATGTTAATTCGTATTTACCAAATCGTTTCCAACCATATACTAATGCCGTTGGTAAAGTAGTCTTTTGCATATCTTATCTGTAAGGTTCACCACCAACCCATAAAACAAATGATTTTCGTATACCACTTGTTACGGGAGTTACTCTATGTAAATAAAATGAAGGAAATATAATCGCTGCTCCTTTTTTAGAAGGTGCAGTCAATTCTTTTCCAATATTAAATTGTAAGTCACCACCTTCGTATTCATTTGAATCTGAAAGTTGTACTGTTACTGATATTTTTCTTTGATTTTGTATCTCTATACCACAATCCATATGCCAATCATACCCACCTTCTTGACTTCCGTAATATTCAGTATATTGAATTGATTCATTCATAGTAGATAAATCAAACTTCCACATTTTTTGATTTGATTCTACAATCATATTGTGAAGTTTTTCATAAACCCATCCCCATTCTTGATTTTGAGGACACCATTTTACTCTTGATTTTCTATAATCTGATTTTTTTGATGATTCACCTTCACCTGTTGCTGCATCTTCAAATGGAAGGAGTTTGGTCATTTGTTCTATTTGACTTAATTCAGTTGAATCAAACCCATCTGCGAACCAATAATAATCTGTGAAATTTACATCCCATCTATGAGGGTTTCTATCGAATCCAAAATTTGCTCTCATAACTTTTTTAATGTTTGTATATAAATATGAAAAATAATTTAGTAAAAGCTACCACTATGTACAGACCTTATGATATAGACATCATCACCTGAAGACCATCCATTTGGTTTAAATGTTAGTATACCACCTTGAACTTCAAAATATCCTAAACCACTCATCGAAGCCCCTTGAGCACCAATTACACCTTTTACACCTTGAACACCCGTATTACCTTTAACACCAGTACGACCACCTGAGCCAGTTGCACCTTTATTACCTGCATTACCTTGAGCACCTTGAACACCACCACCACCTGTTGTACCTTTAGAACCTTTATCGCCTGAATTACCTGTTTTACCTTTTAGACCTTGTAAACCTACTGCGCCTGTATTACCTTTATCACCTGCGAGGCCTGTATTCCCTTTAATACCCGTTCTACCGCCAGAGCCAGTTGCACCTTTATTACCTGCATCACCTTGAGCTCCAACTGCACCTTGGTTTCCTGTATTACCTTTAGAACCCTTATCACCTGCATCACCTTGAGCTCCAACTGCACCTTGTAAGCCCGTTGCACCCGTATTACCTTTATCACCTGCTACGCCTGTATTACCTTTTACACCAGTACGACCACCTGAACCAGTTGCACCTTTATTACCTGCATCACCTTGAGCTCCAACTGCACCTTGATTACCTTGGTTACCTTTTGCACCTTTATTACCTGCGAGGCCGGTATTACCTTTATTTCCTTTAACACCTTGGTTACCAGCATTTCCTTTATTACCTGCATCACCTTGAGGACCTGTTGCACCTTTTACACCTGTTCTACCACCTGAGCCAGTAACACCTTTATTACCTGCAGCACCTTGAGCACCAAGTAGACCTTGATTACCAGTATTTCCTTTAGAACCCTTATCGCCTGAGTTACCTGTTTTACCTTTTAGACCTTGTAAACCTACTGCGCCTGTATTACCTTTGTTTCCGGCAACACCCGTATTACCTTTTACACCTGTTCTACCACCTGAGCCAGTAGCACCTTTATTACCTGCATTACCCTTAGTACCTTTATCACCTTGGTTACCAGTATCTCCTTTAGCACCTTTATCACCTGCGAGGCCTGTATTACCTTTTAGACCTTGTAAACCTACTGCGCCTGTATTACCTTTGTTACCTGCATCGCCAGTATTACCTTTTACACCTGTTCTACCACCTGAGCCAGTAGCACCTTTATTACCTGCATCACCTTGAGCTCCAATTGCACCTTGTAAACCTACTGCGCCAGTATTTCCTTTAGAACCTTTATCGCCCGAATTACCTTTTGCACCTTTTAGACCTTGTAAGCCCGTTGCACCCGTATTACCTTTATTACCTGCGAGGCCTGTATTCCCTTTAATACCCGTTCTACCACCTGAGCCAGTAGAACCCTTATTACCTGCGAGGCCTGTATTTCCTTTAACACCTTGGTTACCAGTATTTCCTTTACTACCCTTATTACCTGCATCACCTTGAGCTCCAACTGCACCTTGTCGACCTACTGCGCCTGTATTACCTTTGTTACCTGCTACGCCCGTATTACCCTTAACGCCTGTTCTACCAGTTGAGCCCGTACCACCTTTATTACCCGTATTTCCTTTTGCACCTGTTAGTCCTGTATCACCAGTATTTCCCTTAGCACCTTTATTACCTGCGAGGCCTGTATTTCCTTTATTTCCTTTAGCACCTTGATTACCTTGATTACCTTTAGCACCTGCGAGGCCTGTATTTCCTTTTGCACCTGTTGCACCTGCCGAACCTGCAGCACCTTTATTACCTGCGAGGCCTGTATTTCCTTTTACACCTTGGTTTCCTGTATTACCTTTAGAACCTTTATCGCCTGAATTACCTGTTTTACCTTTTAGACCTTGTAAGCCCGTTGCACCCGTATTACCTTTATTACCTGCGAGGCCTGTATTCCCTTTTACACCTGTTCTACCACCTGAGCCAGTAACACCTTTATTACCTGCAGCACCTTGGTTACCCTTAACACCTTGATTACCAGTATTTCCTTTAGCACCTTTATTACCTGCGAGGCCGGTATTACCTTTATTTCCCTTTGCACCTTGGTTTCCTGTATTACCTTTAGCACCTGCAACACCCGTATTACCCTTAACGCCTGTTCTACCAGTTGAGCCAGTAGAACCTTTATTACCTGTATTACCTTTGTTACCCTTAGCACCTTGGTCACCTGCCGAGCCAGTATTACCTTTTGCACCTTTATTGCCCGAATTACCTTTTGCACCTTTTAGACCTTGTCGACCTGTGTTTCCTGTTGACCCTTTGTTTCCTGCAGAACCCGTATTACCCTTAACGCCTGTTCTACCACCTGAGCCAGTAGAACCTTTATTACCTTGAGCACCTTGGTTACCCTTAGCACCTTGTAGACCTGTATTTCCTTTAGCACCAGTTTCACCTGCGAGGCCTGTATTTCCCTTTGAACCTTGATTACCAGTATTTCCTTTAGCACCTTTATT